CCCCCTGCCTGATCCGCTGACAGGATGGCATCTCCATGCACTTTTGACATGATATTCAATCTATCTACTATGTATTGCATGGTACTATGTATTACCGTAGTTAACAAATGTTATCTTTCTTTACCACGTTCAAGTAAATCAGCGTGGATATTGTTGTTTTTCGTATTCTTTTGCCCAAATTCGAGAGCTTCATCTACCTTACGGCCAGCAGTACCTTCCAGCATACGCTCTGCCTCCATCGCTTTCTGATAAAGCATTGTTGTTCTGATATCAGAATGACCAAGGGCATAATAAACCTCAATCAACTCAACTCCATTAGTCAGGGCTATAATGGCAAACGTATGCCTGAGCGAATGGGCTGTAAGCTTACTGCTATCCAGTCCTGCATTCCTTAGCCTGCGCTTTACTATCTTGCTTATCGTTATTGGCCTGATCCTGGTATCATTACTTACAATCGCATGATTCTTAAACATTGGCTCACTGTTATTGGCGGGTCCTGAATAGCCCAGGTAATCAGCTATGGGAGCAACAACCTTCTCACTGACTCCTACAGTACGGTCCTTGTCGTGATGTCCCTTGCTCTGCAGATCCATAACCCACCTGCCGTTAACCTGCCTGAGATCACCCACATCAGCCCTGCTTATTTCCACACACCGCATGCCTGTGCGTATCATTGTGTTGATAATAGCATAATCCCGTGCGCCTATTAGTGTAGACCTGTCAATCCTTCCCATTACATCGCGTATCTGCTCAGGCCTCAAATAATCCTTCCTGAATGTTTTGGATTTCTTGGGCGACTTTATCCCTTTGGCTGGATTGCTGTGTATTCCCATGTCTGCCAGGTAGCGAAAGAACTGTCTTACGGGCACCATGTAATTATCCACTGTCATTGCAGACCTGCCTTGTTCATTAAGGTAATCCCTGTAAGCAATGATGTCTTTGCGTGACGGATCCTTCACATCACCGTTACATGTAAGCCAGTGAATAAAGTGATGAAGATTATCGCGATACTTACGGCGCGAGATCTCATGCACATCATGCTGAGAAAGGAACTCATCGAGCAGGGCAAGTATGGGTTTATCGCTCTTCATTAAGCCAGGAAAAAAGCTTGCTTTTATCGACTGTTAATAACGATGCCAGGATAATGAGCCCTGCCGACTGAAGAAAAGTTATCTTATCGCAAAGCATTATTTTAGGCATTATCAAGTTCCATAATCCCTGAACTACAAGCACCAGGACTGTAGAGATGGCCGCAACAATGAGGAAAATCACAGTCCAGTAACCTAAATGTCTGATTTTTTTCATGGTCATTTTGTTATGTGAACAATCGTATCACTGGGGGTAAACACATCGACATATCCCTTTATGCCAATCCTTCTCAGTATGGCTTTCACATCTGCCTTTGTTCTTATCACATATTTCCCTGGCTCAACCCTCACAACCCAGAGACGGCATTTCCTTTCCTTCGACAGCCGTTCTGCTTTCTCTATTACCCGCAGCTGCTGCTCGGCATCCCTTTTCTGCCCCTTATTGAAGTCCCTTCTGAACTTCCATCTTTCGATCTCTATCTTAACTTTCTTAAACCAGTTCATTTTTTTGCTTTGTTAATCAGTATCTTATCTTCTGTTCCCTTATCCCTGTTACACTTCTTACACAATGGCTGCCAGTTATTATGATCCCACGGATCCCTACATATTGCTTTCGGCACAATATGGTCAGTAACTTCCGACGGAGAGGTAAACCCCAGCTTTTCGCATCTCAGGCACAATGGATTTCTTTTCAGAAATGCAGAACTCTCTCGCCTCCACCGGCTGGTGTGGTAAAACGGATCCCTTTTGCGGTCCGCCATCGGTAAGGGTGACCTGGCAGGGGACCAGGGGCGGTGTTTCGATTTCGGTTTGTCCATATAGCCTGTTATATAAGTTCATCACTGCTTTCACATTATTCGCTACCCGTATGCCGGCAAGCACCGAGGCATGATCCTTGCCAACAGGTATCCCTATCTCCCTCAAGCTCGCCTTTGTTTTCTCCTTTGCCCGGCGGAAATAAACATACCTGGCATCAACCACCTCTCTTCTCCTGGTCCTTGTTACCAATATCTCCAGGGGAATGGCCGTCTTCTTCGATACATCGGCAAGTATGCTCAGTGCAGTAGGGGAACACTGCCGCAGCTCCTTCTCCGGCAACCTCACATTCACTATCTCAATATCGTCGTCCTTTACCCTGTAAAGAAGGTCGAACATAAGCGAGTCGACCGAATAATCAATAAAGAAAAGTACAGTGCTTATCACCCCCTTGGCAAGCAACAACCTGTCTACATACTCCTTCCGCGACACATCGTTAAACATCTCATACAAATCAGGAGTATAAGGCATATACCCGGCCCTCATCGCGTTGCGAATGCAGTGATTAAGGTAATCAGTACGGTCAACCTTGTCATTCAGGTTCGACGGTATAAGCAGAAGCGCGTTCTTCATAGTGCCTCCGTTATAAGTTTCGACATCTGTGCCAGCTTTATGAACAACACAATATTCAGTGCAACGCTTATTACCAGCATTGCCAGTGCCCATACCGAGAAAATCGACAGACATCCGGCACGGAACTCATAGTTGTTATCTTCCTGCATATAGTTGGTTTTTAGGTTTGCGCGATTTTATTCCCCACAGCTCGGGTACACAGTCGAGCCCCTGAGCGAGCCTCTCATATACACCCTTCAGAGGGATTTTCTCATACTCTTCGTCTGTTATTATCCCCGCTTCGAGCCATCCGGCTTTCAGTATAACAGCCCTTCCGGCAGGGTACTTGTTAAGATCGAGCGGAACCGACGAATCCCTGGCAATAGCTTTCTCATGATCCTGCTTGCGGTAAAACTCCTGTGCAGCCTCGGTAAGCCACCCGTATACTGTACGCGGTACAAGTTTGCCCGGGCCGTACTTACCCAGCGATCCCTTAACGATAGCCGATCCGATTTCATATACCGGGAAGTAAAAGAACTCCCTGTAAATGAAGTCGAGCATGGTTCGTATCATGTTGTCAGTTACCTCTGTGCCCATATTTACCGATGCACCCTGCATAAAAACCTTCATCATAATCTCCATCTCCGAGTTGGGCACATCCTTAACCGTGTGTGTGGCATACATCTGGTAGGTGCGGTTCTCGTCTACCTTTGCAATGGGCGTTTTCTTGAACTCAAAATCTTCCATGGCTACTTTTTGAATGTTTTTTCTCTCTGCGCCCAGGTCGAAAGCCTTTTACTAACCTCAAATGTTCTTTCGAGCTCGAACTTCATCCTGGTACCGCTTTTATTGGTTTCAGTCCAGTAATCGAAAAAAGATTGTAACATCTCTCCCGGGTATTGAGTAAATTTTTCAACTTCAGAAAAAAAAGCGCGTTTGCGGTTAAGCAAATCTTTTTCCTTCTCTTCTTTACTTTTCTCTACTTTACTATCCTTTACTTTACTATCCTTTACTTTACTCTGCATTGCAATTGGAATGCTTTCGCTATGCAATTGCATAACATTTGCATCACCAGCCCATCTTTTAAGGGCATTGGTTTTCATTTTCTCCCTCTTTTCGTCTAATCTCAGCATGCGGTTCTGTAAGCTGGGCGAGTAAAAAGTATTTTTATTAATTACGAACAACGGGGTGGGGAAGGAGTCGTTATATTTGGTAATAACAACCTCAAACTTCTCCCTGCTCGATCCAAACCTCCTTGCCAGCGAGTCAACTATCATAAGGGGTGCCGTATACCCGGGCTGCTTTCTGAGATATTCAATCAGTACCCAGTAAATGCCATAGCCTTCGAGCCCCAGCTGGCTGATCATTATCATCATCTTCGGATCGTCCGTGGCATCCTCGTCGTGAGGGAAATACTCCTTTACCTTATCCCTGCTCATGCCAGCCTCCAGGTGTGGTTCTTTACTCCGTACTGTCCTTCGCGCATAACCTCGGTTTTTATGAGCAGGCCGTTAACCGTTAGTGTGTTTATTGCCCTGCGTATGCTGGTAATGGGTGTGCGGTGCATGTTTGCATGCTGCTGTACATCGAATGGCGTGAACGACTGTGCGGGGTTACCCCTGAAGAAGTCGTAAATAACCCTGCACTGGCCGGCGGCCGTCAGCTTTGCCTGGCGCAGCTCCTTGCCGTTAAGGTGAATGGTGTTGTGAAAAATATCGAGCTGCAACCCGGCTGTATGGCTCCCTGTGCTCATCGGTAAACGTTTATTACAAGCTGTGTTCCCTGCAATCCCTCTTTTAGCTGAACCGGAAGCACCTTTTCTGCCTCATGCTGTCCCTTCAGAAAGGCTATGTCGTTCATGGCCTTATCCAGGAGAAGATAAACCTCCTCGAACTTTTTATTGAGCCTCTGAATCTCATCATCGGGCAGTGCCGGTATAGGGTTATTGGGAGTGCTGTCAATTAGCTTCTTCAGTGCCTTCGCCTTCTTTTTGTATTCCTTGTAAGCTTCCGGCCCCATACGCGGCTTCTCTTTCTGTGGCGGGGCATCCTTATCTTTGGGTATGCAGTTAAAGAAAGCGTTAACGGGCTCGTCGTCGGGTTTGTGGAACTCCCGGAGGGTGCCTCTCGACTGGTGGAACTCCTCAAAACGGGCCCATATTTTCGGCGTTATTCCGTCCCACTGTTTTTCGCTTTTCAGCATGCTAATATAGCACGGATGGATGTTCAGTAATCGGGCAGCTTCTCTGTTTGCCACCTCTTCGCGGTTAATGGCTTCCAGCACGTGCTGCTGTATGGCCTTTTTGTCGGTTGTCATATAATCTAAGATTAGTTATTCAAAATCCTCTTCAAGCATAACAGCAAGCCCTGTATAGTATGCCAGGGCAAATTCAATCTTTGCTCCTTCGCTCAGTTCCCAGTTCATAAGCATCAGCACCCCGTCGCAGGTAAGCATAAGCGGAACGAGGAACTTCATGGCATCTTTCTGCGAGTAGGTTGGCGGAATATAGTCGAGCGGGTTAACCGGTTCGTGGTTCATGCTTCGCAGCAGTGTTTCTCCGCGTTTAAAGCCTTTCTCAACTTTGTCTCGCTCGAGGCCGGTAACCTGCCCGGCAATGTAGATCTTCATATCTCAGGTTGTTTAATCAGTTTCATCACATCACGCACCGACACGTTCACCCTGCTGTTCCTCATTCCGGGATTCAGCTTGCGAAACTCAACCCTTCCTTCCCTCATTGCCCTCTCGAGCCTTTTCCTTCCCACCAGCTTCGATGCTTTGTTCTGCGATAACCACGGCTTAACATCTGCCGGTCTTATCCCCATTTCGCGCAGGGTTTCTGCAACGGTCCTTTTGATTATCGCTTCCAGCTCCGCCTCGCTCATAGGTATCGCTTAACTTTCTGCCAGTAAATCTCTGTCATGGGCCCCGATCCGTTCCATCGCTTTGCTATACCCTCGTAATCGTAAGGGCCGTACTGCCAGGCATAAAACATAAAAACCCGCTTTGCCTTGCTGTAATCGAGCATATCGGCAAGCGAGTAGTGTATTCCTGTTCTCTTACGGTAATCGTCGAGCCTTACCTGTCTCACCTGGAAGAAGCCGTAGGCCTGTTCCTTCTGGTTAACAGCTGTGGTATCGTAATTGCATTCCACCTTTCCTATGGCATTAATAAGATTCTGCCACGGATCTGTCTTTTCCGGTGCTGCCACATCGATGTATCTTGCACCGGGTGAGAAAAGGAGGGTTGTTATTACGAGAAAAAAGATTGACATAATTGCTTTTTTCACCTCGTTAGTATTGGTTATACCTTGTTGCGCAGGGAGGGATCGAACCTCCGACCTTCAGGCCATGAACCTGACGAGCTGCCTCTGCTCCACCGCGCGGTTTAATCAGTTAATCTGTTGCTTAACTTCTTCAATAATCGACTGCTTAACGCGGTAGCGGTGCAGTATCTTTTCGGCGGCTGCCGATCCGGGGTGCATAGCAAGCACCTGCAGCTCCTGCCGCATCTTCAGGTTCTGAAAAGCCAGCGAATGATTTATTGTTTTCAGATCCTGGTTCTCTGACTTCAGCCTTATACATTTGCGCTGAAGCCTTAACTGTAACTGATTTAGTCCTTCCATTATGCAGATAGTTTTTCGGTTAGCCTTGCTCCTGTCCACGGATCGATATCGAACTTTGCAAACTCGGCTTCGAGCACTGCCGCCTCGAGCTTGCGTATACTCGAACGGCCATTCAGTTTATTACCCCAGGTAAACTCTGTCCACCCGCAGCTTTCACACACCAAAGCCCTGAATGCTTTCAGTTTGTTAGCCGGAAGGCTCAGATAAGCATCCCTGAAGCCCCCTGTTCTTACACCCTGAACTTTACCGCTCATTTTAATTGACTTTTAATAATTATAGTTATATCTTTACTTCGCTAAAGCAAATATATATACTCGTTGTTAATTATAAGCAATAATAAGCAATAAAAGTTATTAACAATTAATCACTGAATGAAATGTCAACCCAGGGGAGCAGATTACAGGAGCTTATTAACGAGCTGCTCGAATCGCCTCACTCATTTGCCATAGGTATCGGATTGCCCACGGCAGCAACCATTTACGATATATTAAAAGACAAACGGGCGATAAGCAGATATGTACTGAAACGAATTGTTGAGACTTACCCGCATGTAAATCCCGACTGGCTCGTTGAAGGTAGATTACCAAAGTTATTAACAGGCAAAAAGGAGAAGGAGCCACCTGAGATTTTGAATGAGAAGAGCGAAAAGTATAACTTGGTATGTGCAGAGTGCAAAAAAAAGGACGATGAGAATAAAGACCTGCGCTTAAAAGTTATCGAACTGCAGGAGCTTTATATCGAGTGCCTAAAAAAAGTAAACGCGCTTGCAGGTTAAAGGTAGTATACAGAAACACAGGTAATTAGACCCAAACACATGAAAAAGGTTCTTCTTGTTTTCCTTTTCGTATTCGTGTCGGTATCGGTTATGGCACAGTTAAGAGCCGGCAACGACAGCCTCTCGTCTGATATTAAGGCTGTTAGCGAAAATCTTGAAAAGTATTACAGCCAGCGGCAGACAGGAATATCTCTTGCTCTGGGAGGAGGAGCCGTTGCCCTTGTTTCTCACCTGGCAATAGTGAACAGCCCCAAAGTAAAGAAAGGTATAGTTATTGCCGGATGCCTTACCGGAATAGCCGGAGTATGTATAACAATCGATGCCGACAAGTGGATCCGTAGTGCATCGCTCGGGATCTCTCCCGGAAAGCTTACACTTAACTTTTAAGTAAACCGGCAACAAGCCGCATGGCTTTGTCGCACCTGTTCTGTGCCTCGCCGTAATCGATATACAGGTCGGTCATCGAGTTCATGCCGTGGCCGAGTATCATTCTTATAACATCGCGCTCAACGCCAGCCGAGAAGGCAATTGTGGCAAACGAGTATCGGGCCACGTATGTGGTAGGCTTCTCCGGCAGTGCCAGCTTTATGCCCACCATCTTCAGCCTTGCATTTATATTGCTTCGTATATCGCTTACCATCTCGCTTCGCCTGTGCGATGCAGTGTGTTTCTCTTTTACCTCAATCAGGTCAATAAGGTACTTTTTCCCCCTGTACCTGGTTAACAGCTTCCGTGCCTGGGGCGTAACCAGCACCGAGTATTGCCTGCCTGTTTTAAACCTTCGGTACATTATCCTTCCGTTAACAAGATCCGTATGTTGCAGATAAAGAAGGTCCTTCAAATTTATGCCCCCCAGGTAGAGAATCAAAAAGAATACGTCAATGGCTTTTCTCTGTCCCCCGGGTGTTTTATCCCTGTAGGCAAGCAATGCCTTCAGATCTGTTATTGTCAGCACCCGTGGCCGTTTCTTCTCCTGCCTGGGCCTATACTTCCTGAAGGGGTACATATCCTGTTTAATAACACCGTTGTCGATGGCATGGTTGAATACAGCCCTTATGTTGCACATATAATTGCGGATGGTATTAACCGATGCGCCGTTAATCTTCAGGTGCTTTTCAAACCCTGCCAGCCACGATACCGTTATTTCTTTAAATCTGATGCTCTCCTGCCCCGAATACTCTGTGGCGTGTTTCAGTGTCACCGCATACAGATCTCTTAAACTGTGCCTTCTTTCCGAAGCCAGCGAGGCAATTCTCTGCTGCATATAATCAGTAAAGCTTGCGCCGGATCCGCCTGCCCTTAGTTTCACCATCAGTGCCTCCATGCTTATGTCAGATACCTGCTCAATGTCGTTAATTATATCCTGGTATTCTTTAAGCAGTGCCAGTATGGCTTTGTTATACGTACCCTGGCTGGGGCACAAAGGCTTAACAATCCCGTCTGGTCCCATATACCTGGGATCGATATAATGAGCCGTGCCTATGTACCTTACTTTACCCCGGTGCGATACACGGATCTTAATGTTTGCCTGGCCGGCAGAATTAACTTCATCCTTTCTAACCACAGCTTTAATACCTGGCATAGCGTGTATTTAGCGTGTGAAAGGTACAAAAACGAACAAAAACAAGCAAATATAATTTGTACCAGACAATAAGGACATGAAATAAAAAAGCCCGTAAGCTGTTAACTTACAGGCTCCTTACCCTCGTCGGGGTGAACCGACTTGAACGGTCGACCCCTTGCACCCCATGCACCACAATCAAACAACTACGCTAACCATGAAATGACAATATCCGGCACAACAGAGAAATCAATAGCGTGTATTTAGCGTGTCACCTCCGCTCAATCTTTACCTCCCGGGTTGTAACACCTCCACATTCGGCACGGCTTTCGTGGTAGAAAACCTTGCGCCCGACAAGCGGAAATTTACGCTTAAAATAGAAGATATCAAAAACCTTGTTACGGTAATCAAACAGCAGCCGGGTAAAGCTCATGCTATCCTGCTCTATCACTGCCAGCCCTTCGTATTTAAAGCACGGACCATAATCCTTAACGATGTATGATGAATCTTTAAGGCGGTATACAGGCACCGGAACCGGAACGCGGATCTCCTGGGTAACTATCTTCTCGCGGTATTCGGTAATCACCTTTGGCTTAATGCTCAGAAGCTTTGCCAGGCTGTCGCGTTCGCGCCTCGTTCTGCCGGTAATCTCACGCTCTTTAATTATGAGTTTGACCATCTCCGCGCTGTCCTGCATCAGCTGGCTGTTGTTGCTTTCGAGCCTGCGGATCTCCGCCTTCTGCTTTTTCACCTTCTCCTGCATAAAATACAGGCACCCGGAGAGGATCAGTATCGCCGCCCCGGCAACCAGATAGCCTTTAAGCCTGTTCATTTAACCCTTCTTTTCTTTCGCCACGAACTCATAAACGGCGTGTGAAAGCACTGCGCCAATGAGTACATAAATGGAGAGATCTCCGACAAATCCAATACCTTCGGGCAGCCATGTTACCCACTTACTCAGGTCGATGGTTATGCCTCCATAGAACATAAGAAGGGTAAGTATAAGGTTAACGACCAGGGTACCGATAGTTTCTACCCAGTTATCGTTAAACCAGAAGGTGCCTGAAAACTTTACATCTTTATCTTTCCTGTTCTTGTACCTGATCAGGAAGTAAAGCACTATGCCTAAAAAGTTAAGAAAGATTTTCATGTTATAAGGATTTTAAGGTTTGCATTTGTATTTTAGTAAGGCTGGCACAATAGGGTCTGTTAACCGGATCAACATCTGAATGCTGAAGGATATCAATATCCGGTATCCGGTCCTTTATCAGTTTAATAAGCGTTTGCAGCGAAGACATTTGCGAGTGGGTTGCGTTGCCCGGAAGACCTATCAGGCAAATGCCTATCGAGTTCTGGTTATAGCCGAGCGCATGAGCCCCTACTTCATCGGGCGATATTACATTATCGAGATCAAGCGGCCGTCCTGTTTCAACCTTACCGTCGAGCCAGCTTATATGCCTTTTGGGCGATACCTGTCCGTTAAGAATAACAAAGTGATAGCCTATCATCTTCATTCCCCTCTGGCGGTGCCAGGAGTCTATTGTTACGGCATTGCCCCAGCCTGAATCCGATATGTGTATTATTACGTTTATCATTTTATAGTATCGGTTAATCCCCTCACCGGGCCTATCCCTTTGAATCCCCTTTCCTCAAGTGTCATCTCGTTCTGAAGCAGCACCCCCCGCTTTATCTCTTCGATATCGCTTTTGACCTTGCCTGAAAGATTCCTGGTGTTAAAGTAAGTAAACACTGCTACACTGATGAATGCTATCACCACCCCGGCCCACTGAATGGTCTTTGTCTGTCCGGCGTGTCTTGCACTCAGCTCCCCCTCACGCTTTGCTTTCCACTCGCAGACCTCACGGAGCCGTCCGTTCATTGCAATAAATTCTTCCTTTACTCCCTTGACCTCGTGTCTCACGCTGTCCAGTTCGGCTGACAGGAAGGTGTTCGTGCTGTCAGCGTACCTCTGAATTGCCTTATCGACAATATCGAAGATTTCTTTATCCGTCATTTATATATAACTGTTTTGCCGTTGTACCTTATTACCTTCCCTGCGCTTCTCAGCTTGCTGTTGTCGGGCGTTGTGAAGCTGACATTAGCACCATATGAAGTCCCTGTCTCGTTTGTTGCGTATGATCGGACATAATACGTTGTCCCTCCTTCAATCCTTGTATCATCCCATTGATCTGTTACTCCCCTTGATAAAACAGGTACATCCTGTAATCTTTTCCATCCACTTTCTACGTTATTACTATGAAGAATACCCAAATCAAACTGATCCTGCGCTGGCTGACCATTGAAGATTATTATATAATAATCATCATCAGCCTTATATAAACTCGGATTTGCTTGTGTTAAATAATCAAAATATCCAAGAGAACTCGTATATATCAGCCCCACGACCTCCCAGTCTACCCAGTTAACTGATTTAGCCATGTATATATTCCAATCTATTCTAAAGCACTCAAATACCATATACTGAACCCCATCTATCTCAACTACATTTGGCAAAACCAGTAGTAAAATATATAATATATTACTTCTTTTTGATTGGCATATCGCTGACAATCTTCTCATCAGCAGTAATACCAGAGCTGTCAATTTTTTCATCTAAATATGTATCGAGTTTTTTAACAAGATCATCTTTGCTTTCCTTTGCATAGCTTACATTTGCTTTTGTTAATGCTATTTTTATTTGAGCGTCAGTTAATGTTGCTTGTACTTCTTCCCGATCTTTACCTACACTTACAATCACATCATCATTGGTATATATAGTTGTAGGATGATTAATTTCCATTACCTCTTTGTCAGTAATAAGTATTGCGGTGTCTTTACAAAATATCTGTTTCATATTACTTTTTTCTTTTTAAGTCCTCTTAGCTACCCAAATTTACTGTTGTAATCGATTTAGCGGCCTTTAAAGCATCAACAGCATCCGTCACCTCTGATGGCGGTGAAGCATAATCAGCATAATCATTAATTGTCACCGTTGCAGGAAGCGTGCCTGTTCTACCTGTCATCTGCGTTAATAAAGTAACCATGTCTGCTGATGACATCTTAGCGATTCGGTAATTTGCTAAATTAAATGTACCAATATTTCCGTTATTACCTATATCCAACCCTGTCCATGCTATTGAAGCCCCACTCAAAAGCAAATAAGTCAACCCGGTAGGCAAAGCACCATTATATGTCCATGCTATTGAATTTCCATTCAAATACAAAGAAGTCAACACTGTAGGCAATGCACCATTATATGTCCATGATATTGAAGCTCCATACAGCCACAGATAAGTCAACCCTGTAGGCAAAGCACCATTATATGTCCATGCTATCGAAGCTCCAGACAGCAACAAAGTAATCAACACTGTAGGCAATGCACCATTATATGTCCATGATATTGAAGCTCCAGACATAAACACATAAGTCAGACCGACAGGTAATGCACCTGTATATGTCCATGCTATTGAATTTCCACCCATATACAGAAGAGTCAACCCTGTAGGCAAAGCACCATTATATGTCCATGATATTGAAGCCCCATCTAAACGCAGCCAAGTCAACCCTGCAGGCAAAGCACCTGTGTATGTCCATGCTATTGAATTTCCATTCAAATACAAAGAAGTCAACACTGTAGGCAATGCACCATTATATGTCCATGATATTGAAGCCCCATCTAAACGCAGCCAAGTCAACCCTGCAGGCAAAGCGCCTGTATATGTCCATTCTATTAAAGATCCATACAAACGCAGATAAGTCAACCCTGTTGGTAATGCACCTGTGATAACAGAAGTCCCTGTTATACTTAATTCAGTAAGTCCGAGAGACGTAAACTTAGCTGTTAACTTAGCAGCATTCGTTGATGATGTCCAACCATCATTAGCAGATGATCCTAACTTGGTTAACTTACTCGCATTTGAAAATTGCATCACCGAACTACCCGAAGGTGCTTTTAAATAAATAGTCCTTTCTGCACCACTATTTAGATTCCATGTTGATGATTCATTATCAGTGCCTCCTGAGTTAGTATAAAATTTAGCACTGCCTGAAACCATTGTAACGACTATATTAGAAGATACGGTCATTCTTAATGTACTCACACCCGCACCTGTACCTGTTGAATCCAGTTGCATAGTGTACAATACATTGTTTGTAACATTAGCCGTCTGACCAGTTCTTGTAAAAGTAACTACCGGAGTATCGCCATATTCAAAAGCAACTGATACGGTTAATGTTAGTACTCCTCCCGTCCAACTGGCATTAGTGATTGTCTTGCCTGCTATACTAAAATCAGAAGCTACCAGAGCAGGCTTGCCCGTAGGAAACGTCAATACCACATTTGCCGGAGCTGCATTTTCAACCGTTGCTGATATTACGATATCCGAGAAGCCTCCGGTTCTGCGGCGGCGTTTCTTCAGCCGCATTATCCGCGGACCTTTTTTAATTACAGCCCTGCCGCCACCTGGCAGCTGAGTGAAATAACCTGTTTCCCTGTGTGTTATCATGGCTTATATGTTTGGTAGTTTTTCGAGGTGTGCTGTTATTATATTCATCCGTGTTCCGATACGGCACCTGCGGAACAGGTTATTATTGCCTGCCCTCCTGGCCGATGCCGGATCGGTATATTTGCGGAACCAGCCTTCGTTCATATGCTCGCCCCCTTTGCTTTCGCTTATCAACAGGCCTCCCGGGGCCAGCACCCTGTGGATCTCCTTCATCAGGGCATCGCGGTTAAAAGCCTTGTCTATTATACCATAGGCATACACTACTCCGGCTTTATCATCATTGCAGTCGATACACGGATCTGCGGTAACATAGTCTTCGAGATCTATTATTTCGAGGCCGTTTATCTCCGCGAACCTTTCTGCCAGGTTGTTTATATGCCTGTCGTAAAGGCGCATGTTCAGCTCCTGTATCTCCGTGTCGCGTTTCATCCAGGTGTTATGCCCGCTTATTCTGTATATGTAAAGAACTTCGGGTATGTATCTGAACCTGGTTGCCATATAAAGGCGGTGCATCAGCTCCTGGTCGTCGCATATCTCCATCTCTTCGTTATGCCCTCCTATGCTGTCGTAAACACTTTTGCTCCATGCACGTATATGGTCAGGTGCAAACCATATATAACCCAGCCTGCCGGGATACAGGGGCTGGCATATCATTGAATAGAGCTTCTGCCCCTTCCATTCAAAGAACTTGTATTCCCACCCTGCTTCGCGCAGGTACGGGGTAAACACAGCGTTCTCGAGCAGCTTTGCATTATCGGAATAGGCAAACCCCACTTCGGGATCCGCGAAAGCTTCGGCAAGTTTCTGAAGGCAGTCGGGAGTAATCATATCGTCGTGATCGACCTCTGCAATAACTTCTCCGGTACATATGTCGCTTGCAGCTTTTTTAAGCCTGCCTACCGCGCGGCATGTGCCGGGGTAATGCTTTACCCTGATACGCGGATCGTCAGATCCCTGGTAATGCGCCCCGTTATTTAAAAGGATAACCCACTCCCAGTCCTGGTAGGTCTGGGCAAGCACGGTTTCCTCGAGCTGTTTAAGGTAAACCGGGTTATTGGTTGGGGTTATTATGCTTATCTTCATCCTATAACTACCCTGATTGGCATTACTGGTCTTTGTTGTTAATGTTATCGTCCGAATCAGGCACCTGTGGTATAGTTCCGCCTCCTGTTCCGGGCTTATTGCTTTTCCGGCAGCGGCGGTAGAAATACAATGCTGCGCCAAACATGGCCAGCAGGAACGCGAGTACTAACAGATCTGGTAACATAGCTTTATATTTAAATTATTAACTCGATGTTTCAACCAAAAATTCCCATCTCCACCCGTAGCTTGAATAAGGCGGACCGGGATCGCTGCCCCCCTCACTCGAAAACTCAAGCGTATCGCCCGGTATCCTGTCGTTGGCGGTATACGATCCTCCCGGGCCCAGTATGTAAACAACATCCTGCTCTCCGTCGACCTGGTGAACAAGCCTTACGTAAATCGATATATCCGCATCGCCCGTTCCCCTGTATATAGTCGGGAAGCCGAAGGTGCCGTTAACCGAGCTGAACGAACAGTCGTCGGCAGTAAGGGGCTGATCGTCGGAATCTTTCAGGAACCCCTCGGCAGACACCGTTATATAGTTTGCCTGCAGAACGGTAACGGCTATAGTAAAGTCGGCACAGTTGGGCACCTTTGCAATAATAGATCCTTCACTGAACGATTCCGCATCGTTTATAAAATAGAACTTACCTGTGTACGACTTGTCCGACGATACCCCGGGGCATGTAACAGTAAGCTCCGCCCCGTCTTTAAGGGTGCTCATATCAACAACATCGGCAGCCACAAAGCTTACTCCGTCATATATTGCAAGTGCGAGTCCGTATATATTAAGCGGTTCGAAATTTACTTCGCCTATTGTTATATTTGCTGCAATCTCAAAGCTGTTCCCCTCTGTTGCCGTTGCCGATGTCTGAACATAATCGCGGCTGGGTGTTACGGCCTCGTGATTATACCCTGCCCAGCTTCCCAGGCTGAAATTATTAACAGGCATGCTGTTAACTATCTCCTGGCTGTTTATGCTTCTTACAACCGGAGAGAAGCAGCTCCAAAGGTTCATCTGGTTGCCGGCTGCGCACAGAACCGAAAGCTTGTTATCGGGCAGGCCGAGCACACTCTTAACATCGCTGAGCTTTATATTGGAGCAAAGCATCTGGTTACCGCTTTCAGCAATATCCCCGGCATCGGGAATATAGGATCTCGATTTCATTTCGCCTGTTGTGTAAGCCCTGTATTTCGGAATAGGTTTTGCCATCAGCTTACATATGCTATTATATCGCCTGTTGATTCAATATTGCCATTAACTTTTACCGGGTTATCAAACTCAACATTGTGATCCTCGGTTGCTTCTCCAATGTGGTCGGCCTTAACCACCCCCTGAAAAACAGGATCTTCAATGGGAGCATAATAACTACCATGTTCGCCGTCGAGCAGGTCGGCATCGAGGCCCGATCCGTCGCCATCGACCTCGAGCAGCTTGTTGAGTATGTCGTCGCCGGTCATTATTATAACCGTAGAGGATCCTTCATCGTCGCCGCGGGTAGATGCTGAAGATCCGAGCGAGCTTGTTTCGGTATACGTTACCGTTTCGCTGCTCCATGCAAGCAGTTCCTCAAAAACAACATTATATGTTTCGAGAAAAGGATCGTGCTCGCATTCCGTTATCTCAAACTCGCGGTCGGAGTTATATTCATGCTTAATTATCGAGTCGAAAGCCAGCGATGCGCCCCTCACTGTACCTGTAAGCTTCTGCCTGGCAACACGGTTATTGCTTGCCAGTGTTTTTGCCATAAGCTGGGTAAGGGTGTAATCGGTTCCGTCGCCGTCGATGTTCCAGTCTGTTATCGGTGTGCCGTCCGATATTCTCAGTATATTGCGGTAAAGGTAGCCTGCGTTCGCCAGGTCGGGTGCGTTGCCTGCAAGCAGGGTTATATCGGGAAGTATATTCGGTTCCTTTGAGTTGTCGAACGCGCACGCCGTAGATACGCTCGAAGGATACTTCTGCCCGTTGTTAAGGAAATAGAGGAAGCAGTCGGCAAAGGCACAGCCCAGGTAATACCTGTCGCCGAAGATGGTCATTTTTGTGGCATACAGCCTTACGTGCAGGTTACCCGAGCTTATGGGAATTTCGTCGGTAATTATCTTTACCTCATTAAAGTTCGGTGCACCTATCGACGATGTGGTTGAGTAAGTAAGGGTATTAGTTACCCCGTCGGCACCCCACACATTCTCTTTCTTCAGGTAATAGGTATGCGAACCGTCTTCAACCCATATGTCCATGCGTATATTGACCGGCAGGCTTTTCCACAGGCCTCCGTATATCTCGTAACCAAAGGCAGCTACAAGAATGGATACCACAAAGTACTGATCGGCAACATTTTCTATCGGCACGCTCTGCTCAATATACTTGTCGGAGGCATGGTTGCTGTCGAGAAAAGCATATTTTTTGCCGTCGAGATCGCGCTGGTAAACATTGAACGAAGCACCAGTCTTGGTCCAGTCGACGAACATAGACGAAGAGTAATCGACAAAGTTGCCGTTACTCAGCAAAGTATCTTTTCTGCCGAAGTCGTGTTTTATTGTTACCTGTTTGCCCCCGGGAACCAGTGTATGGTTCAGCATACCCACGGGCCTGCACGATGTTGCCTGCGCAAGCGATGTCATCAGGTAATATGTTACAGGACCCGATTCAGTATCTTCGTAAGTACCGTCGTAAGTATAGAGCATGCGGTCGGTTTTTCGGTCGAGGCTTCTTATTATATGCCAGAGTCCGTTAACCTGGGTAATATCGGCATCGTACTTTTTCAGTATGTCTTCGAGAACCTCGTAACAGTTCTTATTCTCATATATCTCTGCATCGGAATAAACCTGCGCGAGAACAGCCCTGTCTGTCGCCTGCCCCTTTGGCCTCATGCTTATTGCTATGGCATAGCCCAGGTTAAGGGCTATCTTGTCGATACAGTGCCTTACTGTTGTAAGCTCGCTGTTACGCCCAGTAAGGGTAAACGATTCGTTTTTCAGCAGGCCGAGCCCGTCGGTTGCCAGTATGGTTATGTTGTTCGGTGCAGTCTTGTACGGTGCCTGGTACTGCTGGGGCACTATGTAACCGGTCCATATCAGCACGTCGTTTTTGTAATACTCAACAAGCCATTCGCGCGGATCGTTGGTATAGAACTCGAGAAACTCGAAGTCGACCTCTTCTCTTATACGCATAAGCAGAGATGTTCCGCGAACATATGCCGCCTTGTCTTTCTTAGGAATGAACGGCGAGAACGGAACGTTACGGCTGACCTCTTCCCCTTCGTACCCGTTCTTTTTAAGCAATACCTTATACACATCGGCAGATTGCGACGATGTCATATAAAGAGTGTATTTGGTGCCGTATGCCATCAGGTAACTATGCTTATCCTTGTATTTTCGTTATTGAGCAATGCCAGCAGGTCGGCACCCGAAAGCACCAGCCTTGCTGTTCCTTCGATCTTCAGTGTTCCGTTACCGGCCGATGCCAGTGTTGTGGGAGCTGCATATCGTATGCTTCCCGCGCTTCCGGGGATCGATGTGCCTTCCATTGCCGATGTACGGCTCTGGTTAATGGATGCTATGGATCCTTTAATCGACGATCCGAAAGCTATGAGGGCCGTTCCGGCAGCTATGGCCCCTATGCCTCCCAGGCTGGCGAAAGCTTTCTTAATTGCCTCTATTCCTATGCCCGTGTTTATTGCCACGCGCCCCAGGGTAATAAGCATGTCGCCAAGGGCATTGCCAACCATCTGCCTGCCATCGCGCACCGTGGCCATACCCGAAGCAAATGCCCCGAACCACTCGCCCATGCCGGCAACCATGCTGCGGAGGGAGTCGTTAACCGTCTCACCCATATCGATGGCAGCCTGGCTTATTTCTCTCATGCCTGCTATTGGACCCTGCCATGATGACATGTTTACAAGGCTGGCAGCATCAATTGCTACTCCCGGCAAATCCTCAGTACCCGATATCTTAGATGCCTGGTTAAGTTCCTTCTGCGCTTCGAGCTGTGCGCGGATCTCCTTTATAAGTGCATTCTTCTGGCTGGTAAGGCTGTACTCGAACTGAATCGATTCACTGAGCGTCTGGTTATATTCAACATATGCCTGGGCAAGTGCGTTCTTCAGTTCCTCGTCGTCCTGGTCGTTCTGAAGATTAGCCTGAGCAATAAGGATACGCTGCGAGGCAATGTCAATAGCTTCTTTGTTAAATCTCTTCTCAATCTCTGCTGCACGGGTAAGGGCATCGAGTCGTTCCTGAGCGGTAAGCTCCAGGTCGCGGCTTTTAAGCCTAAGCTGGTCTATAAGAACAAGCTGTTCCGATTTGGTAACACTGAGCTGCCTTTCCTGCCTGGTAAGATCGTAAATGAGCTGTGCTGTTTCTTTTGCCCTGAAGCCGGCTTCCTTCTCCCGCTTACCAAGATCATCAAATACTCTTTTCAGATCCTCCCATGCCATTGCCCAGTTGCCAGTGAAGGCATTAACGATACTCGAACCGAACGATGCAAACCTGTCCTTAACCGATTCCCATACGGCTTTCACCTGGCTCATTCCGCTGGCCAGCTGCTTTGCTCCTATCTCTGTTTCCCTGAAATATGCAATAAGAGATCCCAGCGCAACAATAAGGGCACCTATGCCGGTAGCCATCATTGCCGCGCGCACTCCTTTCATGCTTATTGCAAAAGCATCGCCGCCGGTTTTAGCTGCTTTAAAGCTCTGCCCTACATAATTGAGAGCCTTGCCAACAGTACTGAGAGCACCGCTTACGGCAGACATGTTTATTCCGAACAGGCTGGCAAAATCGGCAATCTGGCTGCTTCCGGCTTCTTTAAAGTCGGTAAGAGCTTTCTCGCCGTCTTTCAGTCCTTTCCGAAAGTCGGCAGTGTCAACCCCGAAACGGGCTTTCAGATTGCTGATTATGGTTCCCATGTCAGTTAACCGGGTATGTGTCTGTTAAAAATTTCTTCTGTGCCTCGATAACCCTGTGCATCTCGTTATCGTCAATCACCAGCAGGCGGCCCGTATCCTTATCCCAGGGAAGCGGCCAGAGCTCCTCGGCTGTCCGCCTGTCGTCGGAGCCCACCTGGGTGTTCCAGAGCAGCGTTGTCGCTCTCCGTATAACCCCTATGAGCATCTTCACCCTTTCGGCCTCTGCCTCGTTATAACCCTGCATGGCATCGAGCAGATCGCCTATACGTGAACGGCCGAACCTCCGGGGCGAATAACCCATGGCACCCAGGAAGAACCTGCGCATGGGTGCATAGTCGAACTTACTCAGCTCATCGTCGACCGGATCGACCTGAGAAGGACTTTCAGCGGGTTGTCCGGGGGCGGGCTTTTTTTTTGATATTCCGAACCCTGCCCCTGGCGGGCGAATATTTCAGAGAACTGCACGATATTATCCATGCTCATAAGGCGGCCAAACTCAAGTTCACTTACAGCAAGGTCATTCCCGTCGGCAGCTTCGCCTTCAACGGCAGCGCACCATGCCAGGGTAATAAGCATCTTTATGCCGGGCTTCATGTTAATAAGCTGGCTCAGGTCGATACCTGTAAGCATTACGAACATGGCAAGCGAATTGGCGTTCCATTCAATACGAACGCGGGTGCCGTTTTTGAGCACGAGGTAATCGGGCTTCATAGCTTTACGCCGAGTAAGTGGTAAACTGAACCGTGCCCTTCACTGCCTTAGCCGATCCGCTCCACGATGCCAGCTCCTTTTTGCTTCCGGCATCTTCGCTCCAGTCGCGGAGGGTGCAGGTACCGGTAACGATCTTTTCGCCTACAACGAACCTGCCGTAAACAAATGCCACCTCTGCCCCTGCAGCTGCAGCTGCACGGAGTGTCTCAAAATCTTCGTGTGTTCCGCTGTCGCCCGAATCCATTTCCATGGCTTTGCCGGAGAAGGTTAGGTCGATATCGTAATCGATAAAATCGTCTGCCGGAACACCGTTCTGTGCTTTAAGCAGAATCTCCTCGAAGTTTGCCTTCAGCTTGAGGCCTGTGGTTTCGAGCCCCACAATGAGCTTGGTACCCCATTTTAAAGAGAGCAGGTAACCGTAAATCTTAGTCTGTGCCATGCTTTTATCGTGTTAATGTTAATACTGTGAATTTCAATATGGTGTAATACATCTTGCTTTCCGTGTCAAAATCGGGATCGTCGCTTTCGAGCACCACCAGGTCTATCTGTGTGCCCGAAACCGTTTGCCCCGTAAGTGCCTCCATTGCTGTTTTTACCAGCTGAAAAAGAGCTTCTACCTTGTCGGCAGTATCGTCTACAATAAGTATTTCGCAGTCGTAATTATACCCGCATATGCCTGCCTTAACATATTCGGGCTCGCCATACTCCTTGTGAACACAGTATGGTGTTTCAATCTGCTCATCTCCCATTGCAAAATTTGTATTGGAGATGATGGCTGCCAGTGTTGACTGAATAACATCGCTTACCATTTTGCAGCCTCCTTTTCTAAAAACCTGTGATGCTCGAATGCGTATGCCGTCTCGAACCGTCTTTCTGCTTTCGGCAGCGATGCAGCCACAGCATTCTCAATAAACAGCCTGGCCCTGATTCCGCCGCCCCGCCTGAGCGAAGCAGGGCGCACCTTGTTTTTGAACTGGTGCAGCGGCGACCTTCCGGCAATGGTTCCGTAGTTGTGCCAGTAAATAAGCATGTACGGATCCCAGTCTACACCCCTGCGGTTACGGTACAGCATCTGCCTGCCGTAAACACCCACGGCAAGCGAAGGCCGCTTGCTTTTGCCTGGCTTTATCTTAATGGCTTTCTTCAGCTTGCGCAGCTCGGGAGGGAGGCTATTGATCATTGCCTCCTTAACCGGTTCGGCAGCTGCTTTAAAGGCAGCCATAACGGGTTTGCGGTAACCATCTTCGGGCATTTTGCGAAGTATGTTTATCACATTATCGTAGCCGTCGAGAACGAACGCGCTCATTCCGTTACCCTTTCTGCCAGAATTTCAACGAACATATTGTTCTGAACCGGATCGACACTCAGAACATTGTACTTGACAGATCCGTCGACAATGATCATTGTTTCGTTCATGTCAGACTTGTAATGCCCCCTGTAAATAAACCTGAACGGAAGCACCCCCCTACCTGTAACATACTGCTCCTGGTTTCCCGAAACCGGACGGCGGCTCATATAAGCATAGAAGCTGTGAGTATATGTTTTCGACGGCGATCCCATGCCGGTACGCGTGGTGGTAACCGTTTGCCAGGAAACGTTCCTGTCGAAGCTGCCGGGGTTAAAGTCAGAGCTCATCAGAATCGCTGGGGTTTAAAGTCTTTCTCGAGTATCTCTGCACGGCGGATCTTGACACTACCCTGGTAATTCTCCGGATCGTTTCCCGGATTGAGATAGGAAGATGAAGCGCGGAGCACAACAGCGTCTTTCAGCTGTTTAGGCACCGCCGACACCTGTGCGCCAAGGGCAGAATAGCCCGCGGTGTACTGTATCTGAATAGGGTTAAGCATATCACCATCTGGTGTAAACTCTTCCTTAAAGCGCAACCTTGCTGTGTCTTCGTAGTTATCGAGCTCATAATCGGCGGGGTCGACAGTAGTAAGAGATGTTGCGCCCGAAGCATAATACTTAACAGAGAGTATCTCTATTACCGGGCCCTTCTCGATCTCAACCACGCCGCCATCGGGGTACTCGTTAAGAAAAAGAGTAAAGGTAGCCTGGCAGTATTGCCTTCCGGTGTTGTTCTGGCTCTGCTCAACGGCTGAATAGATAAGATCCTGCAGCAGCTGATCGCGATCAATATCATCGTCGTCGGTTCGGATGTGAAGGTTTCTCTTCAGATCGTCGACCGTGCAGGGGTATGCCGTAGCAGCCGTATCTAACCTGTATCTCTTTTCGAGTGCCATACTATTCAAATACGAATTTCTCGAGGTACTTCTTAATCTTCTTCAGAACGGCATTGCTTATGCCGGGAACTTCGAGCAAGGCATCGTCTGCCGCCTTAATCTCTGCCAGTGTTTTATAACCGGATTCAAATAGCTTTTCGCGGGCGGGAAGATCTGCCGGGAGCGGATTCGATGAAGGCTGGTTTTTTTCAACCTCGCTTACAATAGTATCGGGTATCGGAAGAAAAAAGCCTTCCCTCACCAGACGGTCGGCCTTGTCGGCAGGGACAAAACCAATCTCGCCCTCGAAGTATGAGAAGGCCGGGTGCGATTTCAGGAATTTACCTTTGATCATAACATTCATTTTTTTGAAAAAGGGCCGGCCGGAACGACCGGCCCTCTAACCTAACTAACCTGATCGATATGAAAAGAAACCGGACTAAACCGTAATGACATCTTTCATTGCAGCGAAAGCTTCGGGCTGAACGATTCCGATATCGCCGTAGCTGATAACGGTTATCTCAACCTCTGCCTTCTTCTTGAGCGAGTAAGGGTCGACGATTATCTCGAGGTTACCCCACTGGCCGATATGCAGCTTGCTGAAATCGCCGAAGATTATTGCTGACAGCGCGCTCGACTGGTTGCCCTTTGAAAGGGTTGACGGAACGGCATTCGTTACCATTGCAGGATACCCGTTCATTTCGTCGAGATCCCAAATAAACTGAGCCGTGCCGGAAGCTTTCTCGGTCTGCTTGAGCTTGCCTCTTACCTTGGCATTGGTTAAGTAAGCCATTGAAGGGCCTTCGGCGTTATCGGTAGCAACCTCAGTTTCGAGATCTACAATATTTGCCCAGGTTGGAACAGCACCATTGTCGCCTCCGGTTACTGCGCCGATACCAACCTTGTTAAGGATGCCGCGAGGCTCGGGAGGGGTACCGCTTCCATTGATAGCAGCTGTCTGCAATCCCTGTGCGTGAGCAGTTACAAGAGCTTCCTCTATGTAGCGTTCAACATCGACACTGGCCTGCCTTAACAGCTGTATTGAGAGGGCACCGGTAACCTGGAGCCTGTTGGGTTTCATTACAAGCTCATCGAATGCCATTTTTGTTGCGGTATCGGTAGCATCTTCATCGAGCCAGCTTGCTGTGAAGGATCCACCCTCAATCAGAGGAAGATCGCCTACAAGGCCCGTGAGGAACTTGGCACCCATACCCGGAAGCAGAAGCTTATTGGCAAGAGCGTTGTAATACAGGAGAGGTTCTTCCTGTACCAGGTATCCGCCGTCGGCAACCGTAGTTACATTCTGGCCGGTGCTGGCACGCGAGAGCGGCTTATTGCTCAGCAGCGCATACGGAACGCCAAACCCTTTCATGGGAGCGGCAAAGCCGAGTTCGCGGGCTTCGCGCTGAGCTTCCTGGTGCATCTCGAGTTCGATGCCGTCGAGCTCCTGTCCTTTGAGCTGTGCCAGGATAGCCTTGCGGAATGAATACCTTCCCATATCCCTCAGATCTTTAACACTGAGGCCTGATCCTGCATTGGCCCGGGTGAATAATTCCCGGTCGAGTTCAATGCGCAGTTTTTCGGCCAGGTCTTCATACTCTGTCCGTTTTGTCACCCAGGCTGCGCGATCCTCGTCGGTGACCTGATCAGAGGCCTTCTTAGCTATTGTTTCAAGCTCCTTTCTGAGGGCCTCCAGCTTCATTCTTAGTTCTTTGCTGTTCATCTGTTTAATTATTAATTGTTATTTATTTGCCTAAGAAGGCCGTTTTACTTAATGAATTTTCTCATCTGGCTATTAACCAGCTCGCGCTGTGCCTTAACTGCCTCTTCTTCCTGAAGCATAAGGCGCACCTTATCGGGATCTGTTTCACGGATCTCTATATCCTTGCCGTCGAGCAGGTCGAGAATATCGCGTACACGCATCGTTTCGATCTGGCTGAGCCGGTAGTTTTTACCCAGTTCGCGAAATGCATACATGAGTGCGGCATATGTGTTCTCGCGCATGAAACGCATGTCGCGCTTGCCTGCACCGGCATTGCCCGGGATATTAACCACTGAATACTCGTACAGCTCCTGCCCCTCGAAATAGTATGTTTCGTTGTCGCGCCCTTCGGCTTCGTCGCCCTGGCCCCAGTACCCCTTGCCGATATCTTTGAAACCTACTGATACGGCACGAAGGCTGCCGAGAAGAAGCTTGCGGAATATCTTTTCTGCTTTTATGTTAAGCTCGGGCGGATCGAAAAGTGTGGAACCGGATAGCACTTTTATACCGTTGTCGATAATCGTGCCTACTCCTTTATCCTGGCCGATAACATCGTCGGGATCGGGCACGTTGCACAGGTCGCCATACAGGTTGTGCATGTATCCCACCACGGGATTTTTGCGGTAATTATCGAGGAGCCAGTTGTCCTGGTTGAGCTTTGTATGATGACGGTCGCGCTCGGGTGTTGAAAGAATGAACGGTATGATCCTTGTTTCGCCCGCATCTTCAGGGATAGCGCGCACATGACCGAAAGTTATTTTCTTACTCATTGTCTTTCTCTTTATCGTTTGTTAAACCCTGTTTCCCCGTAATGAATGCCGGATCGAGCGGCTCATCCAGCCCTTCGAGCGGCGACTTGCCTTCCACGGCCCTTGCCTCATTACGTGTAAATATTCCGGTGGTAACCATTACCTGCAGGTATCTGGCCCGGGTTACCATGTCGCCTTTAAGCAGGTAATCGAGATCAAATACAATATCGTTCTTACCGCGTTCGTCGCGGTTCATTAGCTTGAACTCGAGCTCGGCAACCTGGTTCTTACAAAGGGGCGAGAGGCTGTAGCGAACAAAGTCAATAGCCTGCTGCTCGGCAGAGGTGAATGCGTTCTTTGTGTTCTCGCCTATTATTGAAGGCGTTACCCCGAAGAACCGGGCCACATCGGTAATACGGAAGATACCCGATTCGATAAATTGTGCATCGTTGGGAGCCACACCTATCTGTTTGTATTTCATTCCGTACTCGAGAACCGGGGTGGTATGATCGCCCACGGCCCCGCCGTAATATTTCTCCCAGCGGTTTTTCCATGCAGAAAACTCCTTATCGCTCAGGTGGCCGTCGGTTTCGAGTGCGCCTTTAAGGTTGCCTCCTTTTTTAAAGAATCCCGAACCGAACTGTTCAATAGCCAGTCCGTGGCCGATTGACTCGCGCGCAACGGTAAGGGGCGAGAGTCCCACCCACCCGTTACGGCTGTTGATCTTATAATGAATAACTTCCCAGTAAAGAAAAGTGCCTTTTATTCCTGTTTCCTTATCGTCGACAACATAAACAGGTTCGCCGTTAACCAGGCGAACATTAACACTCGACCATTCGACCGGCACAAGCTCAACAGCCCTGCCGGACTTGTCGGTCTTGATTATTGCCAGGGCATTGCCGTGCAGCTGGAGCCTGGCATTCATAAGTGCGTTGAACTGGTAAATATTCTGGAACCGGTTGGGGTAGTTGAGCAGATCGAAGATCTCACCTTCTTTGATCTCGACGAGTGTGTTACCCTCGGTGCGAGTAATCTTCATAGGCAGCGATGCCGTAACCCACTCGTAAAGACGAACACAGGCAAACACTGCAGAGTACCGCTGTGCGGTAACCTCGTTAACAGCTATGCCTGAGTTGGTGGATGCGCCGAAATAGTAATTTGATTTCCATTCAGAAACCGGCATTGTGAAGGTGCCGCGGGTTAAGATATCGGCAGCTGCCGAGAACCTGTCGAGCAGTGAGAGTTTTTTACCCATTTACCTCTTCATACAATGAAATTGAGTTGATCAGTTTGTCTTGTACAAAGTTCGGTGCATGAAATAAGAAAGCCGGTAAACATTGTTTACCAGCTTTTTGCAAGATATTAACACGATGAACAGCTACTATTAAAGGGGTTGCAAAGCGGTTTTAAGGTATGGTTATTAACAGATGTCGCCGGGATCACGCAGAAAAATCTCGTGCGGTTAATCTCATCTGCCACATCCCGGATCTCACATCTGATTATTTTTTAATTAACATACACTTTATCTGGCTTAACACTTTATAACGGTAATTTTTATACCGTTATAACATAGTTAGTACAAATTACGCAAGACTGCCAATCCCACAAAGCCGTCAAACTTGTACTAACTACAGGTAGGCTTAAAAAATTTACCCCGACGCTCCCCCTGTTCTCCATGTCGGCTTATCGCTGCAATCAGGACGCACTCTCGTTTCAGGGTGTTCGCCATCCGTATAATGCCAGACATATTCGTACTTATATACGTTCCACGGCGGGTGATTAACGATAGCCATACAGTGCCTAACGGTCCTCTTCTGCCTCATTATCCCGCACCTTGCACACGTCTGGATAATTTTATACCCTTTGTCGATGTTCGGTTTCCATGTGTGATTCATAGTTGCTATGAGTTAGTGTTATTCTTTCGCTTCTGTAAATTTTCAAATCCTACCAGTGTCCGTTAGGTTGCATACTCTCCCGCCCGCTATTTTAAAAAAGGAATTAACAGGCGAAATCCAGAACAACGGAAGGGCTATCGCCCATCCGTGATACTTGACAAATTCAGTCGTCTTCTGGATCAACGTGATAACTCTCCGGTGCATTTAGGGCGAGATTATTTTTCTCCATAAATTCTCTCACATCCCATGCGTTTATAGGGGCTGCATTCAGTTGTTTAGCCCAATGGTTGGCAACTTCCTCTGTAACTGGATTAATTGCATATATTGCAGCATTACCAAGTAGTCTGGTAAATGCTGGATTCTTAGTCGTTTCGGGAACATCAACCCTTAGCATATTACTTCCGGCAATATTCTGTTCTGAACATTTGCCAGCGATTCTGTTGTGACCGAACAATTCTACGATTGCCCATGATTCAAATTTTTCTGCTTCCATTTTTATCTATTTTTAATTAAACTTTTGCGTTCGCAACGCCTGTTAAATCCTTTTTCAAAATGCCTTTTTAACCAAGTACGCAACCTAACTACGTGTATATGTAAGCCGGAAGAACCGGCCTACACATACACCTGTCCGTTATGGTTAATGCTTGAAGAACTAATGGCACTAACCATAACTGCCGTGTATAGTTTATGTTTTTAATCTTTGCCTGCGCTCTCGATTAATTCCCATCCGCCATCGCACTGTTCGTTTCTCCAATCACACCACGTCTCAGAAAGTTCTTTTTCAATTTCTTCCTCAGTGGCATCATCTTCAAAATTAAGTTCAATTTCATCTTTAACTTCCGACCCTACATATCGGGTGCTTACAGTAAATAAATAAGTTCTCTTCATTTTCGTATAATTTAGTTAGACAATTTCTTTCGCACATTAAAAACACAAAACCATACACGGCTTCCGTTATAAAAAATAAAACACCCCTACGCACTCGGCTTTTCAAGCCGTGATGGTTGGGTCAGTGTAATATATTTCTGAACAATCATTGCCTTTGTTTCCTTTGTAAGATATTTAGTGGTATGTGTCCCGTGTATCTCCTCAATACCATACACACTACTATCAAAAGTTGTATGATTTCCACGTCCATGTTGCACGTCATCTTTTGTAAAAGGAATCCATTTACCAAAATGATGTTCAACTATACAAAGTTTCCCGTTCCTTTTCTGGTATGTGTCAACCTTGTTTACAAAAGCCACAAGTCCCTTAAAGTCTGTAGCTGTAATTTTATACTCAGACTTAACTAACTTAGCCCCCATCTCATTGAGATAGCGTACTGTTCTATGATTAAATATCATTGTCTTTTACTATAGCCTCAATTATCTGCTGCTCTGTTAATGCTTTCATTTTGAACGTAGCCACGTATTGTAAAAATGTTTCATAGCAAATATAAAATCTGCAATTCTTACCCTTTCATTTGCCGATCTTTCAGGAAAGTAAAATCTATTAGCTTCTTTTTCTGCCCATTCCACTACTTCACTTTCTGTCGGCAGTTCTTTTGTCGGCTCTGACTGCTCAACCCTTGATGCAAAATCAATTAACATTTGATATGCTTCAGGGGCAGTAATTGTATTAGGTACAAGTCTTAACTTATCTTGCCAATATGTTTCATACCAATCTCTCATTTGGGCAATAGAAAGTTTTCCTTTCTCCTCTCTCTGTAAGGCAAGGAGTTCCTCTATCCATCCTATCGGTTGCCTTTTACATAAATCTCTTATTTTCTGTTCTGTTAGTGCTTTCATAGTTACTTGTTTATTACAGAAATTTTAAACTTTCTCTTAACGGCTTTACGGATATTCTTTTCAGACATACCATTTGCCCGTTTCTGAGCAATAAACATTTTTATCCTTGTCAGTTTATCCACAGGGATAGGTTGTTCTTTCTCCTTAACCTCTTTTAAAGTAGGTTTAGTCGGTTCAATCATTTCAAACCATTTAGCAGGCTTTCCGTCCATAAGATTATTAAATTCCTTTTCTTGCATAGTTACTTGTCTTTAATGTTTACTCAATACTAATATTACATTGTAGCCAAAACAAATATTAACAGAATCATCCCTATTCACAGGATATCGCTTTCTGTTCTCTAACTTAATCGGCATGATAACACAATAAGATAACCAATAAACAAAAGCATGCCAATGAGCATTGCTATATTATACCAGAGTTTATCTTTCATTTCTTTCTGAATAACAATATTTTAAAACTATCGTAACTTGAGAACCGCAACATACCAAAAGCATTAAACCATTTCTCATTCATAGCGGTGAATATTGTTTCGTACGAGATGGAAGAGTCGTCTTTGCGTGCATCGCGGAGCTTCTCCCAGAAGAGATCGATAAACTCGTCGCTCCGCCACATGCGAAGGATGTCGGCATCAAGCTCAACTGTTCCGCCTTTGTTTATTACCGGCTTTCTGTATTTCTTCTTCATAAAAAGCGAAGGTTATGATCTTTATAAATTTCGGCATGTTCGGGATCGCCGTTGGTAATGGTAAGGTACTCACCTATGGCAGTGATGCCTGCCACAATACCGTCGATTTTTTCCTTGCTTTTACCTTTATGCGGAGAGATGTTGCCGTTCTTATCGACATAAATAACCACGTTCTTCAACTGCCAGCGGAGAAGGGGGTTATTGAAATGTTCGAGCTCGCCCGACATAACCATCTTCTCGAACTCTTTAGTGGGAGGGCTCATGTTAATATGTGCCTGGGAATAGGGATCGAGGCGCTGAATGGGGAAGCCTCCCTTCATTATTCCCTGTATGGTTCCGTGATGCGCCATATGCGGATCGTAACCGAGCCCGATAACATTATACTGCTTTACTATCTCGAGCACATCGTGTACAAGCTGATCGGTATCGATAATGGATCCTGGGAACATTTTCATATGGCCCTGTTTTATCCAGAGCATATAATCAACCTTATCGGCTTTCTCTCTTGCTTTCTCTTCGGGTATCCAGTGCCACCACCTTATTGCAGGGTGCCCTTTGATATCGGGGAAGAAAAGAGCCAGCGAGATAAGGTCGATATGGCTTGCCAGGTCGAGCCCTGCATAAGCATCCTTGCCAGGCAGATCCTTATACTGAAGCCCATGATGGCACTGCATCCATTTTTCGTCGGTCATCCATACGGTAGGCGCATCAACCCATATGTTCAGGTTCTTTGTTTTGAATGCCACCTCTTTTGTGGTGCTGTTAACGGCACCCTTAAACTCATCTTCAAACCGTTCGGGCAGAACGGATATTCCCCAGTTGGGATTTGCCTTGCGCCACACATCAGTATCTTTCCAGTCGTCGTCGTCGTCGAGTGTGTAGATTATTGCGAAAGTGTCGTCCTGAACTTTTATGCCGTTAAGGATGTCGATGCACAGGGCGCGGTACTCGAAGCATGGCAGATCCTTATCACGGCCTGATGTTGTTATAATAGTAACCAGGGGCTGGCGGCGGTTGACGGTTGCCGACTGGATGTTCTCGAATACCAGGTAGTTTTTCCAGGTAAAAACATGGAACTCGTCGAAGATTGCACCGTGCGGGTTCACTCCCTCCATTCTTTCAGAGTCGCGCCCGAGCGGTTCCATTTTACTGGCAGTACTCAGCACGCTGACGTTATTGGTAAGACAGCGGGCACGCTTTGCCAGCGCAGGGCTTTTCTCGATCATACGTTTTGCCTTGTCGAAACAGATATGAGCCTGTTTCTCAACAGTAGCAGCACAGTAGACCTCGGCTTCTTCCTCGCCATCGAAGAACAGAAGGTAGTTAGCAAAGAGAGCGGCGAATGTTGTTTTGCCGTTCTTTTTCGGGATCTCGATATAAGCATAGCTGAAACGGCGCATGCCGTCTTTCTTCTTCCATCCGAAAACGATATATATGATTGCCGCCTGCCAGGGCTCAGGTGTAAAGGTTACCCACTGCTTTTTATCGGGGCAGTGTTTAAGAAGTGAACAGAAATCGAACACCCGCTCGGCAGCCTTTTTATCGAAGTACCAGCCATTTTCGGGGGCTACCTGTAAATCGGCCTTATGCCTTTCAAAGGTAAGCCTGGTTGTCTTGCTTACGGCAACGACACCGGAGAGAACGTCTTTAATATATTTTTCTGCTTCGCGGATCATCAGTTATGAATAAACATTACTTTGCTGACTTTCTTAACCTGAAGGTTCTGCTTGCGGCATTCCGCGGCGCATTCAACAGCATAAACGCCATCGGCGGTTTCGACATAGGTGGTGAATCCCACCTTTTTGGCGATATCGAGCCTTACCACAAAGCTTCCCATGTCGATGCCGCCGACTTTAATATCGGACCGGAAAAGGTCGTAGCCAAAGTAATTATGAAGGCAGTCGTAGTAAATAAACCCTACGGCAGGGTGAAAACAGGAATGAAGTGTGGCAACCAGGTTCTGAGTGTACTGGTTGTCGTCGTTAGTAATGAGAACATAATCGCCCTGTTCTCCCTGTATGCGGTCGAGCATCATGGCGCGGTTGGGATGGCCCCAGAATCCGTTAACGCGGGGCGTGATATGAAGGCCGATCCGCTTGTCGCCGAATGAATCGACAATCTCCTTTATCTCTTTGAGAGCAGGTCCGTCGTGAACAATATACATCTGCCAGTTCTTATTCGACTGCAGAATGAAATCGAGTATAAGCCTGTTGAGATGTACAGGCCTGTGAAATGCTGTTACTATAATGTGAAGTTTCATAATGTATTTTTATTATTCCCAAAACCCTTCTATCTCTTTTTTTCCCATCTTCCGGTTGTTCAGCCGCGTACCTCCAAAATCGTGCTGAATGAACTCGCTCGGTTTTCCCTGCCAGTTAATGCCCGATCCTTTCGTATGACCGGTAAGGCCAGGGAAGTATCTGAGCCTCCACGACTGATTCTTATTATACAGATCTGTCATTGCCTTATAACATGGAGCCCCATGGTGCACAAAGCGAAAGAAACATTTGTACTGATCAACATTCAGAAGCATGAAATACGGATGCAGATATGGCACCGCGCTAATATGCTTCTTACCCGGTGTGCCAAAATCGTACCCATCGAATCCGATCTCGGTTACCCATCCCACCCCATAAGTGGAAGGGAACATAAGGTTAAGCATTTCGCGCACAGGGCTTTTAAGCATAACAATATCGCTATCGAATACCAGTGCATAAGGGGTTGTGCATTTACCTATGCCGTAGTGCATCCCTTTGCCGTGCCCGATATTGTGACTCACCTGGTGAATATTGTTGAGCGGGTTTGAGGCAAGGCCTGCCACATAGGAGTAACAGGGATCTTTTCTGTCGCTGCCATCGACGATAACCATGGGCATATCAGGATGAAAGGAGCGGACGCTATCGTAGGCTTTCCTGAAGAGCTCTTTTGTGTTGTACACAACCGTTATAGCAGTTACGTTCTTCATCTCCCGGATATAACCCTGTTAATAACCCTATCAATACCTTCTTCAAGAGAAACCGTCATCTCAGTCTTTCCGGTGAGTTGCATCATTCTGGAGATATCCGGTATTTTGGTCAGCGTCATCTGTCCCGGCAGGGTTGTTATATTGCAGAAACTGTCATAATCCTTATTCATCTTCTGGCAGATTATCTTCGCCAGGTTCTCGGTATAGATATAATCAGAGCTCCCTATGTTCATCACAAAGTTGCCTTTGATGTTAAGTATCCTGGCGAGTACATCACAAGCATCATCCATGTGCATCCAAGATCTTCCGCTGTTTCGATGAACCTCAATTTTCTTGCCCTCATGCAAATTTGTGACAAACCTTATCATAGCACTTCTGTGATCGCCCCTTGTTTCATCCTCGTGGTAAAACATAAAAGGCCTTACAATTACAGCATCCAGCCCAAGCCCCCATTCATATCTCACATACATTTCACCAACCATTTTTGAGAACCCGTAAAGATTATTGGGTTCAGGATCTCTTACTTCACTCAACAAGCCACCAGTATTTCCATATACCTCAGAGGTTGAAAAGAAGATCAGCCGTGTGTTATACATCATACATAAATTAACTATGTTCCTGGTTCCTGAAATATTTGTTTGTATGGTTATGTTCGGCGAGTACTCACACGTAACCCTGCTTACCATTGCAGCCATGTGGTAACACACTTCAGGTTTAAAAGTCCTGAACACATCGAATAGATCTCCCGGGTAATTGATATCCGCAACCTTGTAATTTACACCAGTACCCTGCACAATGTCCACACCAAAAACCTCATGCCCATTTTTCTCCAGGAAAGGCACCAGCTGGCTGCCTATGTTTCCCCTTACTCCTGTAATAAGAATTTTCATGCTTTATTGATTTTAGTTTCCCAATTTCTTAATGTCGTATAGTCATACTCAAGTGTATAGAAGGGAGCTCCGGCATACAGGTATGTGTTATCATCAAATCCTTTTTCTTTTGCCCTCCTGTAAGCCTCCGTATTAGGTAACAGCCATAGAACATTTGCGCCCCGGCGACCAATATTTTCAGTTCTGATAACACGACATGTCTCATCAATATCTTTCTCAGTATCATCGGGCAGGCCGGCAATGAACTGACTCATTGTGTCGAGCTGATACCTGTGTGCCGTTTTAATCCCTGCAACCATTTTCCCAACTGTAGTTCTTTTGCCGCACCGGTCAAGAGACATCTGGCTGAAGCTTTCCACGCCCAGCCATACGGTATGGCATCCGGCAGATTTAAGATTCCAGCAGAGTTCATCATCAGCCAAAGTCTCAGCACGGCTGGCACACTGCCATGAGAAGCCTCCTTTCTCGCGGAGAAGAGAGCAGACATCGATTGCCCTTTTTCTATTAAGGGTGAAATTGTCATCTTCAAACATAAATTGTTTCCACCCTGACAGGAGTATCTCTTTAACTACATTCTCCGCGCTTCTCATCCGGTACTTTCTTCCCCAGAAATCTGCTGAAGCGCAAAACGAACAAGTGAAAGGACATCCGCGCGAACTAATCACAGGTATTCCCATAGACCAGTTACCGTAAAAGCCGGAGTAGTCGGGAAAGGGCAACTCGTCGAGATCCTTATATGTATCACACCTGACTACAGGCTCGCAATTACCCTGGCATATCTCCATTAAAGCCCTTTCTCCCTCCCCTATAACAACCTGATCGTAACCCATACTGAGCATCTGTTCCGGCATAGCGGTCGGGTGATGACCTCCGCAAATCATCTTTACATCCTTAAAATAGGAGCGCAGTTTCTGTGCGTACTGAACAGAGAAAGAGTGAAAGCTGACCGCAATCAGATCCCACTTCTCGCCCTGGGCCCATGCCAGGTTCTTCTCATTCAGATCCATTGCACTTGTGACAATCCCATTTATCCTGGCAATTGCCTGCAAGTATCCAAGAGAAGGAGGGGGAAAAATTTCTCCGGCCCAGGGGTTTATGAAAAGTATCCTCATAACAGATCGGTTGTGTATTTATGAACAGCCTTATAATTATTTTCCTTCAGCAGTTCATGATAAAGAATCCTGTTTTTTTCAACTAACTGAGATTTATTATCTGGTGTTTTAGTATTGTAGTGCCATTGATGAACTACAAAGGGAGCAGGAGGTTCTGGTATCTGAACTTTTAAACCAAGCATCTTTATTCTCTGAAGCAAATAATCGTCGCCATAACCGCATCCATCTGACAGCCGCTCATCATAACCATTCAGCTTTCTCATATTCTCAGCTGATATTGCAGAGCAAAAGTCATAACCAACAGGTCTATAGCGAGGGTGATTATACCAGGCAACCTGCCCGTCCATACTGGCTCCATATTCATGGGCCTGTAACAAGGCAGTGATATCGTGATTTGCAAAAGTGTTCTGTTTGTCTATTGAGAAGCAGGAAAACGAAATATAATTATCGTCTCTCAAATGCTGGTTTGCGTAAAAAAGAATATCGTTCACATGATAGCACTCTGCATTCTGGAGTATTATTATATCGGGCGATTGAAGCATGGCATAATATATGCCGATGTTGTAAGCCGGCTCCGGGTTTGTCCAAACCTTACGTTCGGTATGAAGAACCGTAATTTTTTTGTTCATCTCGTATATGTAAGGGAAATACTGACTGCCGTCATCCACCACAACGATCTCATAATTGGCGTAACCCGATTTCACTATCGAGCGGAGTGTCTTATTGAGCTGCTCCTGACGCTCAAAATATGTCATTACAATAACTATCTTTTTCATAGCTGCATAAGTCTTTCTTTTCCACTGCTGCTTGCATTGCAGGTTGCGTAATAATATTGTTCATCTTCCGGGATGTCCCGGAGGTTAGGGTAATACCATGGAACATGGCGGGCAGTATACGGTCTGTTTGTACGAACGGCTTTGTGATCGTAATCGCCAAGCGGCCACCGGTAAAGAGCAAAGGTTGTATCTGTGTCAGCAGAAAAAAACCTCTCATTAAGAGGAAACTGCCAGTACTTTGCTTCATGGAAGCGAATAAAGTTACCTTCGCGTGTGTCCGGCAGATCTTCAATCTCGAGAGAAAGGGCACACTTGCTTATCCCCGGATAAAGCTCAAGCCCTTCATTAAGTTTGTTCAAAAAGTCTGATGGCACACCCGAAAGATCGAGGTCGGGATCTGTCATTATAAATGGCTCACAGATACCAAGAGTCCTAAACAAATGCCGGTTATTCCACAACACCGTATGACCATAGTTTGCAGGCATCTTCATTGTGACAAAAGGAGAGTGCTTATAATAATCGAGTAACGGCTTGTAGTTGCTGGCATTATCAATGAATACGGGCTCACATCCACGGGAAGCAACAAATTCAGCCATTGCTTTAGGCAACAGCAGGCGATTGTAATTAATTATCAGTACCTTGGTTTTCATTCGTATTTCTTATTTAGTTCATCAAAGGGATCCTTATCTTCTTTCTTCACGGGGCCAATCTTCTGGCGGCTCATAGGATCCATCCCGAATAGTGTTGCTATATCGCGATAGTTCTTTTGCGCTTGATTACTTATAGCGACCCAGGGCGATGGCTGCTGATAACCCTTGTCTCCCACTTCGATAACCTCTCCGCTTTTTTTTATCTCGCGCTGTGCTTTCTCATAGCGCGCGAACTCCTGCGCCATCAGTGTAACCAGTTGCACATTCCCGGAGTCGAGAAGCTTTATGCTGATCAGCAGCTCACAGATATTATTGAAATATTTTTTTGCTTTATAGTCAAGCCATGATTCCGGTTTAGGTACAATTGTTATCTGTTCAAACTGAACGCCTTCCCGGGTACGATCTTTTCTTATTGTACCTGAAAGCTCTTTTATCCGAGCAGGAACAGATGGCCGACCAGTACTACCCATTAATACCCCTCCTTTGAATTTTGAC